CTACAGGGTGAAGGCACAGGTTGGCATAGTCACAGTCAGTGGGCTAGAGTAGGTGTGCTGTATGTTAGTGTGCCTGCGGGTGTTATAGAGTTCAAGAAGGGCGAAGCATACTGGACAGAAAGCCCTCAAGCAGGAGATTTACTAGTATTTCCTGGTAGTTTAGACCATAGGGTAAGGCCCAATACTAGCGAGCAGGTTAGAATCAGCGTGGCGTTCAACTTCAAAAAACGGTAAATATACTAAAGAGAGCGGATTATGGCCATACAAACAGTTAATTTAGGAACCTATGCTAATTCCAGCACCGGAGATGATCTACGCACGGCTTTTGAAAAAGTCAATGCAAATTTTGCATTTTTAGATCTTACCAGCGCAGTAGACGCAGTTAATCTAGGAACAGGAGCAGGAGTTTACTCCAGCAAATCTGGCGATAATATACAGTTAAAAAGCCTAGTTGCAGGCACTGACATGGTCATTACCGGAACATCTAGCGAAATTACATTGTCAAGTTTAATTGACATTACTAGAGATACTGCACCAGCATTAGGTGGAAACCTATCATTAAACAATTTTAACGTTACAGGAACAGGTAGTATCAACATAACTGGTTCTATAACCAGCACCGGTAATACCAGCATAGGTGGGGATGTTGCTGTCAACGGCGGTGATCTAACAACCACTGCTACAACTTTTAATTTAGTCAATAACACTGCTACTACTGTAAACTTTGCCGCAGCGGCAAACTTTTTAAACATTGGTAAAACAGCAGGGCTTACAACAGTTTCCAGTGAACTGCAAGTTAACGACGATGTTGTCATTACAAACAACGGTAGATTAAAAACTACCAACAGCAGTGCCTATGTGTTCAACGAAGTTGCTAATTATGTGCTTATGGGGCAAGCTGCTATTAGAGTCGACATTGGCAATGCTTCGGGACTAACTGTATTTGGCAATGATGTTGAAATTGTCGGCGATGCCACTGTGAGACAAAATTTAACTGTTGATGGCTCTATTACCATTGGCACAGTTACAGATTTGATTATTCCCGGTGGCACTAATGGAAATTATTTAAGCACCGACGGCCTTGGCGGATTAAATTGGGTTCCTGCATTTAGTGGCGATTATAATGATCTATCTAACAAACCAATAATTCCTGGTGCATATACGCTGCCTACTGCAACAACTTCCGTATTAGGTGGCGTTAAAGTTGACGGCACCACTATCACTATTAGCAATGGCGTGATAACTTCTATCGGTGGCGGAGGTGGAGGCGGTGGTAGTTTAGACTTTGGAACATTTGCTAGCCCGGCGGGGTTTACACTAGATCTAGGATCTTTTTAATATTTAGGATATAAAAAATGGCTTTACAATTACGACGTGGATCTTCAGGAACAAGAACTGGTATAGTGCCAGCTGATGGAGAATTAATCTATACCACAGATACTAAGTTGTTATATGTCGGTGACGGAACTACTGCTGGCGGTAATATCATATCAGGTGGTGGGGGAGGAATTAATAATGTTGTTGAAGATACTAGTCCACAACTTGGCGGTGGTTTAGATGTAAACGGATGGGGAATTATTAGTGCAAATAATGGCGATGTTCTTATCAATCCTGATGGCACAGGCCTTGTTAAACTGCACGGAAATCTTTCTATTACCTCTACAGGAAATATAACTAAAACCGGCGAGCTCAATATTAGTCCATCAACAATTACCAGTTTCGGTAGCGGTGTTAATTCAATCGATGGCAACATTTACATTACAAGAAATACCTACGCAACTGGGCTCAGTGCTGGTTTGACATTTGCACAGCATCATGCAACCACCGATGCTGTTAATTTTTCATTCTACAGAACAAGGGGAACATCCGCATCACCTACTGTTGTGTTAAACGGCGACGATCTTGCCGATATTTCATTCTCTGGTTGGGACGGCACGAATGTAGCAGGCGGTGCTTCAATTAGTGCCGTTGTTGAAGGAACTCCTGTAACTGGTCATATACCTACTAAACTTAGCTTTGCCACTGACAACGGAACTGTCGGTGCTATTAGAGCAGAACTAAGTGCTGCTGGTATTTGGAAAATTAATTCTATACAACCAATTAGTGGAACTGTGTTATCTTTAACTTCAGGTAACCTTCAACTTAATGCACAAGGCGATTTAAGATTTGCCGACAGTGACAGTTCAAACTATGTAGCATTTCAAGCCCCTAGCACTGTGTCAGCTAACGTAACCTGGACATTGCCAGGTGCAGACGGAACTGCTGGTTATGTGTTAAGCACTGACGGTTCTGGCACACTAAATTGGATAGCACAAACAGGCGGTGGCGGCGCAGGACTACAAGCAAGAAGCACCGTGGCAGTGACCACAGCATCGTTAGCCGACGCAGCCACAGGTAACGTAACATTTACTGGAGCAGCTAAAGGATACGTATTATATAAAATACAAACCACTGGAGCTGCATGGGTAAGAATATATACTGATATTAGTAGTAGAACTGCTGACGCCAGTCGTGCAGAAGGCGTCGATCCGGCAGCCGGAGCCGGAGTAGTTGCTGAGGTAATTACCACAGCAGCACAGACTATTTTAATTAGTCCCGGAACACTAGGGTTTAACAATGAAACTAGTCCAGTTACTGAAATTTATGCCGCGGTAACAAATAAAACTGGCGGCACGGCCACTATAACTGTAACCCTGACTATATTGACCATAGAGGTTTAATATGTCATTACTTCAATATATTACTACTAAACGATATATAGTAACTGTTGAAAACAGTGAAGATCTCACAGCCATCTATGATGAATTAGAATCGCTAGGTAAAACTCCTCCGGGATTAGATATCACTCGAGATGTGTTGTGCATTGATCGTAGACCATCTAGCAGAAATACAGTATATTTGTTAACAGAATGGGAAGCCAGCGAGCTAACTAGAGATCCTAGAATTAAAACTGTGACTCTACATCCTAAGGAATTAGGCATCAGCGCAGGTCTTAATGCGTATACGCAGACCAGTTCTAACTGGGACAAATCTACCTCTACCTCAGGTGTTATGAAAAACTGGGGGTTGTTACGCTGCACGGAAGACACACAACGAGCAGGTTGGGGCGGCACTGGTTATCAAGGCACTGGCTCAGGCACTGCTGCACAAACTGGCACTGTCACACTAACTCAAACTGGAAAGAATGTTGATGTTGTTATCTGCGATGAAAACGGCCTAGTATGGAATCATCCAGAATTCACTGCCAATGCAGACGGCACCGGTGCTAATAGAACAAATCAATATAATTGGTTTCAACATAATCTTGCTGTTAAAGGAACAAGTCCCGGAACATACAGCTATGGAACAGGCAGTCATTCGACACACGTTGCTGGCACAGTGGCTGGCAACACTCAGGGGTGGGCTAGAGACGCTAACATTTATAATTTATATTATTTGGCAGGGGATGACTTTGACTACACATTTCCCTATGTCTTTGATTACATAAGACAATTTCACGCAAATAAATCTATCAACGGTGTTACTGGAAGAAAAAATCCAACCATAGTTAACAACAGTTGGGGTATGAGTATTTTCCCCAGCGATTGGGCGTTGACTGACATTACTGCTGTTACATATAGAGGAACTAGATATACGCCCGATGTCGGTGCTACTACATATCTAGGCACTAGTGGGGTGTGCAATGCCAATAGTAAATTGGCCGATTTATTAGGATATGAAAATTTTGGTAACAGAATTACTACTTCAGGGCCGCCGCCTGCTGGGGCAGGAAATATTTTATCATATCCAGGAACTTGGACTGCAGAGGGCGGGCAAGTATATCTAGCATCACTTGTGGCACCGGACTCGGTGTATACAGTCACAGTGCAAGGACCTTGCACCGTTGCATTGATTTCAAATGTAGCATCTGGCGGGATCACTGGTATTACTACACTGACATTAGGGGTAACTGTTACCCAAGGTGCATCTACTATTGCAACATACACACAAGGCCCAACATCGTCAGCCGAAGGTGGAGATGTCGAATTAACCATAGATCAAACTGTGTCTTTACCAAACTCAGCAGTGTATACCATTACCTACAACACAACACTAGTCAACGGTGAAGTAGCCAGTCCATTAACTGCTGTGGCTATGAGCACCAGAGTCACTGTGGCCACTGGTGCTGAGGCCGCCACAGTATCATCAATTACTCCTAGTCTAGGATCTACCGCAGGACTAACTGTAGTAACAACACCTACTACTGGAAACAATGATGATGGGTTTTGGAATATTAGTTTGCCCTTTACTGTTAATTTTCTAGGTGGCCCGCATACAAATGTATTTCCAGGAACTAACTTTTATCTAACATTTGGATCAGGCTCAACTGTATGGAGCGGGGTTAATGTAGCTAATCCTAACTTGCCAAAAATCATGTGGTGCGCTAAAGATAATTCTGTGCAAAGAATATATCACGGAGTAGCGGGCACTTCGCCGAATAGAACTTATAGAATTAGGATGGAAGGTAATGCTTCAACATCAGGAACACTGGGCAGTCCTGGCATGGTCTGCGAGTATACTTTCTACGAAGCAACACCGGCGCAGATAGACTTACAAGTAGGCGTAAACAATGCTAAGACTACTAGTTCGGGATTTACTACAGAACAATTAAACACTTGGGGATTTATCAGCGGTCAGCGTATTCCGGCAAGGGTAGCGGCACTGGATGCCGACATTGAAGATGCCATAGATGAAGGCATTGTCACTGTAGGTGCGGCTGGCAACGGACGGTGGAAACACGATGTTCCCGGAGGATTAGATTGGAACAACACTTTTGAGATGGCTATTAGGTATCCAGGCAGTGTAGCACAACCTTATTACTATATGCGCGGAACCAGCCCCACTGCCAATGATACCACTGCCAACGGCGGATTTGATCTTCCCAACATCTGTGTTGGATCTGTAGACAGTATACAGATTGATCAGAAAGTTCAATACAGCGATTGTGGTCCGGGTGTAGATATTTGGGCGCCTGGCACTTATATTATAAGTGCGTTACCTAGCGGAACTGCTGATTCAAGAAACGGTGCATATTATCTAGGTAAGTATAACGGAACCTCAATGGCCAGTCCTCAGGTTGCCGGAGTATTAGCCTGTGCCCTTGAAGTATACCCCGGAATGAAGCAAGAAGAGGCTAAGGCATATATTTTAGCCTATGCCAAGAGTAATCAATTAACTGCCACCAATGGTGGTCCAACCGATGCTCAAGACCTACAAGGTGCACCTAATAAATTTCTATACTACTACAAAGAACGTGCAACTTCAGGAAATACATTTCCTAAAATTAATTTTAAACAAAGACCCACAACTGGATCAGTTTATCCTAGAACTAGAATTAGAAGGACATAACAATGCCTTTAGAAATATGGACCGAGCAAAGTAACTACAGCTTTGGAACAATCGCAGAAAGAACTCCGCTAGATATTCCATTGCCAGTTACTTATGAGGACAACTTTGAAGACAGCACAGGCTTAACCTTTTCTGTAATTTCAGGAAATTTGCCGCCGGGTTTACGTATAGATGCAGATCATATCAAAGGCACACCATTTGAAGTTCCCAGAGAAACTGAATTTAAGTTTTGTATAAGAGCAAAATTAGGCACAGCATTTGCTGATAGAACTTATAAAATGACCATCACTGGTGAAGATGCTCCTACATGGCAAACCAATGAGGGACTACTACCTGTAGGGCCCAATGATGCGTATTATATTTTAGATAGCAGTTTTGTAGATTTTCAAATGGCTGCTATTGATTTTGATACCACAGCCGGTCAAAGTTTAAAATATTTTATTTCCAGCGGCGACGGAGAATTACCTCCGGGTTTAATTTTAACCAAGACTGGAAGAATTACAGGATTTATTCAACCGTTGTTAGTTGTAACCAGCAGTGATGGCAGCGGATCATTTGACACTGGACTATATGACGGTGTTGCATTTGACTTTGGCCAACGACCTACTAACGGATATGACAGCTATGTCTATGACAGTATTTTCTATGATTACAGCAGTCCTACTACACTGCCAAGAAAATTAAATAGAAACTATGAATTTATTGTGTCTGTAACAGACGGAGACTCTGTTGCTAAAAGAAAATTTAGAATTTATGTTGTAGGTGACGATTTCTTTAGATCAGATAACACTGTGTTACAAAGTGGATCTGGCGTGTTTACCGCTGACATTACATTTGCACGTATTCCAATTTGGATTACTCCTAACTATCTTGGACTGCGTAGAGCTAATAACTATCAAACATACTTGTTAGATACCTATGATGCTATCCCAGGACTGCCACAAGCATATTATTCATTAGAAGTAGTTAATCCTGAAATTGAAAGTTTAGCTGTTAGAGTCAGTGCTGACGAAAACAGAGAAGGTGATCAATACTTAAGAATTAAAAATGCCACTGCTATTCCTACTACAGGATTAAAATTTAGATTAAGTGATACACTGGCTGTAGGAACTAGCCAAGTCTTTACTATTACTAATGTTACTAAAATTAGCACTGGCACATATAGACTAGGTGTGTCTCCTAACTTAGACGTCACTGTGCCAAATGATACACAAATATTAATAGGCACTGACAGCGTGTTACCACCTGGAATGAGTTTCGATGCTAGCACCGGCGAAGTATTTGGTAATGTGCCGTATCAGCCAGCTATTACTATCAGCTACAATTTTACCATTAACGCAACTAGATTTTTTACCAATAATGAAAGTGCTAATTCCAGAAGAATATTTACTGTAGATATTTTAGGAGAAGTTGACAGCACTATTAAGTTTCTTACAGACAGCAATCTTGGAACTATTAATGCTAACATTATTTCAACGCTGGCTATCGAAGCAACGACCACGGTGCCCAATGCCATTGTCATATATCAATTGTTAGACGGAGCAGTTCCGCCGGGATTAACACTGAGTCTTGACGGTCAACTCATAGGTAAAGTTAATCAATTTGGAACCGCAGGAAATCCGGGCATTATCACTTTTGATAATAATGCATTTACATTAGACGCCAACGATACAACGTTTGATAGAGAATATGAGTTTACTGTTAGGGCTAGAGATCAGTTCTTGTTCAGTCAACTTGATCGAACATTTACATTGTCTATTGATACTCCTAATAACAAACTGTATAGTAATATTTCTGTAAAACCATTCTTGAAACAAACTGAGCGAGCGATATTTGCAGACTTTATCAACGACACCAATATATTTGACCCAAACTTAATTTACAGATTAGGCGATAGCAACTTTGGTATACAAAAAACATTAAAAATGATTGTGTATGGTGGCATCGAAACATTAGATGCTGCCAAGTATGTAGAAGCTATGGGTCGTAATCATAAGAAAAAACGTTTTAGATTTGGCAGCGTAAAAACTGCACAAGCAAAAATTACCGGAACAAATACAGTAGTGTATGAAGTTGTTTATGTAGAGATGGTTGACCCTTTAGAAAACAGCAACGGCAGTGTTGCACTAACTGTTAACATGGCAGAAGATCCTTTGCCAATCTATCTAGATGAAAGACCAGTAACTTGGAGCAGAGACGTTGATGTATTAAATGAAGATGCACCTTGGGGATTTAGACCTAATCACATTGTGTCGACAGACAGTCAGAACTACTTTGCGGGCAGTCAAGAAACTAGATTTCCAAGCAGTGTTTCAAATTGGCAATACAGGATAAAGCAATTAGGCGAAACTGAACGCGAATATTTGCCGTTGTATATGCGTAGTATACAGACTAAAGAAAAACGAGAATTAGGTTTTATAAAAGCAGTGCCACTATGTTTTACATTACCTGGACAAAGTGCCACAATATTATTAAACATTAAAAATAATGGGTTTAACTTTAATCAAATCAATTATGAAATTGATCGGTATATAATAGATTCTGTGACCGGATACGGCAACGATAAATATCTTGCTTTTAATAATGATAGGACAGCTATAACATGAGTTCAATAATTACGTCAAACATCGACGAAACTTACCCAGTGCCAGGGCAAGACAACAACAGTCAAGGTTTTAGAGATAATTTTAACAATATCAAAATTGGGTTATCGCAAGCTAAAGTAGAAATAGAGTCGCTGGAAGTTAATACTGCTAAATTAAACTCTAACAACGACTTTAATGGATTTTTACTAACCAATGCTAAGACTAATCAATTTTGGGGTAGTTACGTAAACAAAGGCAGTAATTCGGCCAGCGTTACTATCAGCGCAGAAGATGCTGATTTTCAAACTGTTAACTTCACTGATACTCCTACTAATTCTATTACATTTAGAGACTGGCCTGCTAGTAACTTATATGCAAAAATTAGATTGGCATTGTCTGGAGACACTAACAATGCATACACTATTACATTTGCTACAGAAGGTGGCGGTGCAATTAAAAGAAGCACAACGTTTCCTGTGCCATTCACTCTAAGCACCGGTGGTGAAACTAGAGTAATTGAAGCGTGGACCGTTGACGGTGGACTCACAGTGTATCTAGATTATGTTGCGGAGTTTGCCCTATAATGCA